TTTAGCACGAATAAAGTCAAGTATATCAGGATGGTCAATACGAAGGACACCCATTTGTGCTCCTCGCCTGTGACCACTAGAAGCAATCGTTTGACACACTGCATCAAAGATCCCCATAAAGCTTACTGGCCCAGATGATTGACTATCCAAAGAGTTAATGTGATCACCACGAGGACGAAGCCTACTAAAATCATAACCAATACCACCACCTTTACGCATTGTTTCAGCTGCCTCTGCTGCACGTTTCATGATGGACTTCATGTTGTCATCAATGATTCCACTAACAAAACAATTAAACGCTGTAGTAATACGTTTACTGCCCATAGCGTTTTGGACTCTACCTGCTGGAAGAAACCGCATGTTACCAAAAATGTCTTCTAGTTCTAGCTGATGTTCAGGAGTGTCGTTTAGTGCTCCTGCCATACGTTTAATTTTGTCATCAAAAGATTCACCTTCTTGACGGTATTTCATTGCATCAATCTCTTCTGAAATAGAAGTATTTGGTCCAGTGTATTCTGTGTTTCTCATAGTATATCCCTCAGGCTATAGTGAATAGATTTTTCCTATAAGGGGTATATGCTATTTTACATTTCTCATTCTTTGTACTAACCGATCTGCTCGGTTTGTAACTTGTTGATACCATTTACTATCAACCATTTCAACAGCAGCACGATGCCAATCACTAGCATCTACTGCAGCTTTCATACCTTTAAATTTACTAAGCCTAGGCTTTCCCATATTAAACATCATGTTTGCAATAATCAATTGTACTTCTTCAGGCAAAACACTAAAGTTGGGGTATAAGAGTGTGCACTCCGATAGCACTGTTTTGACATCACTAGCGAAGCACTCATTGACTCTATCTTCTGAGACTGGAGTCCCAACTGGTAGTCCATATTCAGGATCGCTATTGAGAATAAGGTGACCAATACCGTGTGTAGGGAGATTAAGATGATCAAGATAGATTTCATACTTGCAACCCTCGTCAATCTTAAGTTCTTCTCTAAGTTGATCTATATTCATTTTGTTAACCCTTGTTTCTTTTCATAGCTACGTAAACCACCAATCCCCAACATGCCGCCTAGAACAGGCAACAACGTGCTCATATCAAATTCAGGTAGGGTAGGTAGTTCAGTACCCGTTAAGGCTACTACAAACAGCAGGATGGGCTGTAAAACAAAGTGGTAGGCAAAAGCAGAAGCACAGACCCACCCAACTGCTGGTCTCCAGCCGCCCTTAAATATAGACCCTGAAGCTGCCTCAGCTTTATTTACTGCTATTTGAGCAAGTGCTATTTCTTGAGCATGTCGTTCACCCATAGTAGCTAACTCATGAGCAATCCTAGCTTTTTCATCTGCATCAGGAATAAACTTATCTAGTAGTCCTGTTACTGGCCCTATTAAAGCTTGTATCATTTATAACTCCTGCCCTTTTAATTTAACACAACGAAACATTTTAGGTTTTAAATCGTACCCTTGCATTTCCATAATATTGTTACCCATCTCATAAGCTCTTGAAGAACACTGATCGTATGTCTTATAAGGACCACGTGTATCGTGAAACTCCCAACAATCTGTAGGTACAGACAAGCTGCAAGCTAATACTAAGACTTTAAACATAATAGTTTCCTCATATAATATTAACTACTACTACAATTGCAATAACTATTGCAACTATAATAGAGATTACTAATAAGATAGTTTGAAATAATTCTTCTATCTCTTTAGCTTTTTGTATTTGTATTCTCTTAGCTTCCATAGCTTTAGCTTTTTCTGCTTGTATTCTTTTAGCACGTTCATTTACAATAGACTTCCAGGTACCATGACCAAATCGCATATCTACTAGTGAAGCTACTTCCTGTAATTTTTCAGCTGCTAGTCGAGCATCAATAACTTCAGCGGCAACTCCTTTAATGCCTCCAAAGCTATCAACACCCGACTTTTGATTTCTTTTTTGTTGTACTTGTTTTTCGCCCTCAAACAATTTATCTATATGCCCAGCTATTTCGCTAATGTCATTACAAGTACCAATCATACTTTTAATGCCATCTACAGCGCCTTTAACAAGAGCTATACCTGCCATTGTTTCTGCGATCATTTTACACTCCTGGAATTACTCCATTAGAGTTTCATCAACAGTGATGAGGCAAGACCAATTATTACTATAGTTGATCCCATTATCATTGCTTCTAATCTCCACAATCTTTTGTCGAGATTAGTTAGTTTGTCTTCTACAGATTGATACCGGATAGCACATTCTTTTTCGTGTGCTTCTAGTTCTAGTGCCACACGAAGTTCAGGGGTTACAGACTGCTCTAGTTTCATTTATCTACTCCGGCTTTGTAGGCCAAGTTACACTGAAAGGAAACCCAGCTTGTGCTGGAATATCACGCAGAGCTTGGCGGTATGTAGTCACATCAGATGACATTGTAATATCAGATAAAGCCATCCAGTCTGTTTCAGCTAGCAATGTGTCACGCCGGTTACGCACCGCTGCTTCAGCATCAGCTTGTGGCTTGTTAGTGACGGTGTACGCCACCTCCCACTCGTTGCCGTATAGTGGCTGACCTACTTCGTCTGTGTTTACTTCATTAGTCTCAGGGTCCGTACAGTCAGCTTCTGTTTTTAATCGTATGACTTCTCGTGTAGGTGTGCCACGCACTAGCGTTTGCACCAATGGGTCATAGGTTGGTTTGTCTAATTCGGTTACTTCATAGACTGCATACCTTCGCAGAATAGTGTTAGGTATCTGCTTAGGAAAGCTGGTCTGCGGATTATCACGGCGAAATTGCCCAACGCTGTATGGAAATTGGTCGGGCTGACCGTTTGTAAGTTTAACTAAAAGCATAATTTCTCCTTTTAAATCGTGTACTTTCCAATCAAATAAGTGCCAGCCGTAAAATCTACCGCAGAAACGTACAAAGTTGAATCATCATCAGTTATGTGAATACCAGCAACAAATGCAGACGAAAGTGCGCCATCGGTTAAAGATAAAGAGCCATCGTAAGATAATGTGGACACATCAAAAGCAGTGCTTAAACTGTATTGATACAAAACGCTGCCTGAAAAACCTGCTACAATGTAAAATTTTGTGCCATCGCTGTTAAAATCAGTACGCAATGGCGAAGTTGTCTGACTAGCAACACTACCATTCGTTGTGTATGTGGCTGTGGATGGATTATAAGCTGTACTTAACGCAAACTCTTGCAGACCATCGGCATTTAAATCAAGAATGTACATCTTTGTGCCATCGTTATTAAAAGTGACAGCATTAGGATTATCCGCTCCAGTAGTGTTTACTCCAGCAATAACTGAATATGTATCTGTTGATGATACAGTGTCCCCAAAATCTGCATTTAAAGTGTATTTTTTTACATTATCATTACTGCTATCCAATGCCCAAATTATAGATGGTGACTGCATAAAAAGGTTCTGTTTTGACCCAGTTCCAATTGATGAAGTGTCAGCAATACTAATTGTAGATAAATCGCCTGCTGTACTCATTTCCAAACGTGTTAAATAATTAGTTGTAGCAGAACTATCTATTATCAACATTTTAGTCTCATCAGAGCTAACAACTAAACCTCTAAGATTTGTAATTGCAGTTGATGAAAAAGCACTGTCAAATGTTGCAGACGTAAAATCACCACCAGCAGCAGCAGAGACGCCAGCCGCACCCATTTGCATTAATCTAGCTACGCTCATGACATTGCATCCCCGGCCTTAAAGCCTTGATAAGTTGTACCACCATCGTTTGTATAAAAGACCAACACATCTGTTTCACCAATAGCTGGGCCATCTGGGGCTGTACCGCCAGCAAAGTCTACGGATGCTGGATAGTCAAAGGTGGCTGTTGATGTGGAGCCTGTAGTGTATTGATAAATTCTATCATCACCAATAGAAACAGAATACATCTTAGTTCCGTCAGGTTTAAATAAAATACCATACTGGTTATCTCTTCCAGTAGCCGTATTTACATTAAAACTTACACTGTCATAAGATGCGGTGCTTATATCATAGGCTGTGCTAAGAGAATACTGATAAACACTGTCGTTTTGATTTCCTAAAATATAAAGTTTTGTTCCGTTTGAATTTAAAGCTATGCCTCTTGGTGTAGTTTCTTGAGAATATACAGAAAAAGATTTTGAGTCATAACTTATAGTACTTAAATCCCACGCCGTACTCAACGAGTATTGATAAACTAACGCTATCCCTGTTGAATAGCCAGTTACAAAAAGTTTCGTGCCATCTGAAGTTACAAAAAAAGAACTTACACCTGTTGTTTGAGTAGCAAGAGAAAAGGTAACACTATCATAACTTGCAGTCGAAATATCATAAGCAGTGCTTAATGAGTATGAGTAAATAGAATCGTTTGCCCCTCCTATTAAAAACATTTTTGTGCCATCTAATTTGAAAGCTACGCTCTGAGGAGCAGTGTCTTGGCTTGACACACTAAGCGTCTTATTGGCATAAGAAATAGTAGAAATATCCCACGCTGTTGATAAAGTATACTGATTAATAGAGTCACTTCCATTATCAGCTATATAAAACTTTGTGCCATCGTAACTTGCATTAAGACCTAAAGGCACACTTGACTCTGTACCAACAGAAGGATTTTGGTTATCGTAAGACGCATTAGCTATGTCATACACTTCAGCCACATTCGCACCAGTTAATGCCAAAGCAAAACCCGCTGCCGTACCTGATGCAGGTGGATTAGAAAAAACAAACTTAGTAGTACTAGACGGAGTATAATTAAAATATGTACCACTAGAAATATCTATAGTTGTGTTAGGTAAAGTTGAGTATTGATAAACTGTGTCATTTGTCTGACCAACTA